GTCGCGCCGCTCAGTCGATTGAACACCGCGGCTTGCGCTGGGAGGCTGTAGTCGAGTCGCATCGCGAGACTGCCGCTCCAGGACGCGATCTCGGTGACGCTCGAGCGCCACTTGTCACCCAGCGACGTGGTCTCCAAATCCTTGATCTGGATGTCCAGGTCCCATCCGGTCGCCTGTGGGAGCGCGTTGCTCGCGAACGTCATCACGGCGCCCGTGAGCGTCCCGCCCGTCGCGATCGCTGGCGTGAACGTCACGCCCGCAATGGCATTGGTCGCGGCGACGACGGGCACCGGACTGGTGACCGTGTGGACCGGTGACCCGGTCTCGCCGGCAATCGTGAAGGTGTCGCCGGCGGCCACGACGCCGAGCAGCACGCCGCTCGCCACGTCGATGTTGAGTGTGACGGCGCCGGCGGTGAGGGCACCGTTGACCGTGGGGGCGCCCACCAGCGCGCCGCCCACGGCAATGAATCCGTCAATCCCGCGGAAGAAGGCCATGGCCTAAGCGCCTTTATGCCCAGGTGATGTCGAGTTCCCCGGTCCCCTGGAACGTGAACTTGACCATATCGACGCCACCGACCTTGACGCCCGTCTGGATCTGCTTGACGTTGACGGTGCCGGCGAAGTAGCTGACCGGGCTCCCGCTCGTCGATGCGGCGACGAACTTGATGGCGATCCCCGCGCCGCCCGGCGTCGCGCCGGTGCTGGCGGCCAGGAGCGCGGCCTGCGCGGCCTGACCGGAGCTGCCATCGAGATAGCACTCGAGGCTCCCGTTCCACGACCCGATCTCGGTGACCGAGGTCGCCCATGCCTGGCCCACGGCCGAGGTGTCGAGGTTCTTGATGTCGATGTTCAGCTCCCACGCCTTGAGCTGACCCAGCACATTGGTCGCGACCATGAGCGACCCGTCAATCCCGCGGAAAAACGCCATCCTCCACCCCTCCCCGAAGGTGGCCCTGTGGGGCCACCCAATGGACCGTTGAGTCCATCACCAAACGCACGCGCGCCGCGCGCGTGATCGCCCGTGCCGGGGCGATGTGATGGTTGCACTATATGGCGTCGATCCCGCTAAATGCTATGGGGCGTCGGGTCCTACAGGGCCGGTGCGCGGCCCGTGGGGAATGCGCTGCGTCGGTGGCGCTTAGACGGCCGTTTCCGCGTAGCCGATAAAGGAGAGCGCGTGCTGCGCCCATCCCTCGGCGCTCGGGACCGGCACAGGGCCGGTGGGCGCTCCGTAGCGCACCGCGCCGATTTGTTGCCGCGCGAACGCGTCGGTGAGCGCGTCGCAGATGTCGAGTGCAGTGCCCGCGCCGACCCCGGCCACGGTATACACGTTGATTTTGACCACGACCGGCGACTCATCGAAGCCGAACCCCGTCCCCGCCACGCCCATCGTCATCATCTCCGCCTTGCCGAACAGGACGTGGATGTCGATGTAGGGGACCTGCGGGTTGGGCGGCGTGAACGGCACATTGGGCCGGGCGATCAATGCCGGATCGTTGCCGAGCCCGACCCACGCGGCCTTGGCGGCGAGTTGTGCGGCGCCGATGATCGCTTTCCGCGCGCTCAGGCTCATCGAACGAGACTCACGTCGAGTGTCGCCGCGGCGTGCTCGACGATCCCCGGGAACTCGGCCGCGGTCAGGAGGATCATCCCCTCCGGCGCCTGCCGGCTGTGCCCGTGCTCCAGCGACCAGATATAGGGGAGCCCGTTCGTGATGTTGACGCTGTCGCCGGGCCGGAGCCCCTCGAGCGCCTCGGCGGCCTTGGCCGGTGGCTCGCTCGCGTCGGGGTCGAACTCGTTGACGTCCACCCGATCGTCGATCTCGTTCCGCGCGATCCGCCAGTTGCCGCGCGCGCGGCCCGTGTCGACCGGCGTCCGCTCGACCACGCGCTCGAACACCTCCGTGGCGATCGCGCGCTGCATGGCGACGATCTCGTGGAAGGCGCTGCCGCCCTCGTCTAAGAGCGACGACAGATCGCGGCCGGCCTCGAGCGCGATCATCTTAAATGGAACCCCGGATATGGTAGAGGAGCGTGATGATCTGCGCCCCGGCCTTGACCGCCCAGCGACGGACGACCTCTTGGTTCGTCCCCTCGACCACGATCCGCGCACTCGGGTCGGGCAATACCCCGGCGAACTGGCCGCCGTCGATCGACACTTCCCGGTCGCCGAGCGCGATCAACCCATCGGCGCCGCCGACCTCGTTCACGCTGTAGCTGCGGATGATCCCCGTGACCGCGATCGTCGCGGTCGCGATCGTGTTGAGCTGCGTGGTGTCGTCGTACGACGCGCTCGTCGGGATCACGACGGCGCACGCCTCGCCGCGACGGCCATAGGCGCCGAGCAACGAGTTGCCGTAGGTCATATCGTGGTCACGTCGTGTACCCTTTCGCCGGGTCCTCGTACGATTCGAGGATATCCCGCACGGTGGGGATCTTGCTCAGGTCCTTGTCGCTGAGCGACGTGCGGACGCCGCCGCCCGACTCGCCGGTGATCCCGCCCGACGCGTTCCACAGGAATTGCGCGATCTCGAGCGTGACGCCGTGGAGATCGTCCGGCACATCGAGTCCCGCGGCATAGACCACGCTGATCAGATAGCGGTGCGTGTCCGGGAACCGCCGATCGTAGCGGCTCGGGACCTCGCCGTAGAAGCCGAACTCCCAGTGGAGCCCGTCCGTCCGGTAGAGAATCCCCTGGCGCTTATCGCAGGAGATGATCGTGTCGTCGGTGAGCTCGACGGACCAACTGCCGATCGTCACGGAGACCAGGTTCGTCACCGGATAGCGACGAAGCGTGAGCGACCGGGTGCCGGTGCCCTGGTAGGTCTCGGTCAGTGTCTCGACGCCCCACGCGCGGCCGGTCCGACGGCGCACGTAGGCGTTGGCGGTGTTGGCCAACGTCGTGACCCGTCGGTCGCGCGTGGTGTCGGCCGCCGGGATCCCGATGTACTCTTTCAGTTCACCGAGCGTGATATCCGGCATAGGCCGTGGCTGAGTTTAAGGAAAACGACGAACGCCCGGTCCGGTCGCGCGTGCGATCGGACCGGGCGTTCTCTCCTGCGGTGGTGCGTGGCGTCGAGCGCCGTCGGGTCGAGCGCCTTAGCTCGAGATGACGGTCCCGTCGCCGGGCAGCAGCTTGGTCTGCTCGGCCACGATCACGACCGATGCGTTGACAGTCGGCGTCGAGGTCCCCGCCAGCGTGATCGCGTTGATCCGCATCCACGGCTTGAGCTGGTCCAGCGAGATGATCTGTGCACCGGCCGCCGCCGCCGACGCGAACGAGCCGAGCGTCACGTAGGTCGAGCCGTCGTCCGATCCCTCGACGTTGATCTGCGAGGCGGGCGTGGTGCCCGAGACGCTGAACACGTTGAGCAACGCCCAGCCGGAGATGAAGTCTCCCAAGCGGGGGTCCGAGATCGCCGTCTTGGCGCCGGTCGCCGTGAGCGCACCGTTGAACGCCAGCGCCACCTTCACCAGATTCGCGTACTGCCGAGCCATACGTCCTCCCTACTATAGATGTGGCGGTGGGCCTGGCTGGCCGGGGCGCCGTGAATGCGAGTGATCGCGGCTACTTGGCCGCGGGCTTCTCTGGTGCGGGTGCGGGTGCGACCGGCTCCGGCTTGGGCTCGACCTTTGGCGGGTCGACCTTCGGTGGCTCTGCGACCTTCTCGACCACCGGCGCCGGGGCCGTCGCGAACAGGTGCACGATCTGGTCGCCGACCTGCACGTACTGCCGGAGGTAGAGCGCCGCCTCCGACTCCGGGACGGCCACCGTGTGTCCGGCCGAGACATCTCGGCCGAACACTTTGGCGGTCCGCATCACCGTGAGCGTGACCATGACCGAGCTAGTTGACGCCGGTCATGGAGCAGAACGCCTGCGGGATCACCGGCTCCCCGTCGACGCGCTGCAGGATCTTGATGCCGATCGTGTCGCTCGACCACGCCTGGCCACCCTCGGTGGTCTGCTGCATGGTGAGCCCGTCCGGCGACTCGAGCCACGCGTACTGGCCCATGTCCCCGCCGACGAGCGTGGTGCTCTCCGGGCCCGTCGCCGACACGATCGCCAAGGTCTCGACGACGGTCTTGCCGATGTACTTCGGCGGCTGGCCTTCCTTCGCGTCGGTGAACGGCTGTTGGTTCAAGTCGTTGACCGAGTTCATCGTCTGCACGCCGTCGTTGTTCGTGATCCACACGAACCGCGGCGACTCACGGTGCGGCTGGTTGACCTTGTAGTACAGTTTCCGGATCGAGTCGCGCTTGGTCTGGTTCGACGTGTTGTCGTACGTCGAGGTCTGCGCCATGTCGGCCAGCGGCAGGCCAGAGGTCGCGAGGCCCAAGATCCCACGCGGCTCGCGCTTGGACGCGCTCCCGATGACGATCGTCCGCTGGTAGTCCTTGGCCAGCGCTTCGGCCAACTGGCCGATCACCCAGCGCACCGGCCCGACCGCGGCCGCCAAGGCCAACGCCGGATCGACGTAGGTGATCGCACCGACGCGCTCGGGCGACAACTTCGCGTCGCCCAACGTCGAGGCGATGTTCACCTCGGTCAGGTCCGTGCCCGGGCCCTGGCGATACACCGAGACCTGCGACAGACGCCGCGGGATCGTGAGCGGGGCGGCCGAGACGAACACCTGCACCATGCCGCGGAGCAGGAAGCGTTCGTTCATGTACTCGAACACCTCGGCCGCGACCAACAGGGGAACCAAGAACCCGCCGCCCGTGCCGGCTTCCGCCGTCATCGGGGTGGCCGGCGCGCGGGTGGCCTTCGCCATCCGCTCGGCGATCACGCCGATATGGTCGCCGGTCACCGGGTCCTTCGCCTCGCCCCCGCCCTTCGAGGCGAAGAAGGCGCGGATCCACTGGCCCGCGAGCGGCTCGGTCTCGGCGTCCAGGTACGTGGTGCGCTGCTTGCCGGTGTCCTCGTCCAACACCCGGCGCGCGTGCATGCGCACCTTCTCCCGCGTGCGCGTGCCGAAGCCGGACGCGATCGAGCCGGTCTCCTGGCGATCGCGGAGCGTGGTCATCGTCTCGCTCGCGATGGTCTTCACGTCATCGCTGACGATGTAGCCCATCTTGGTGAGCGAGGCACGCATGGCCTCGGGATTCTTCGCCATCGCGTCGAGCACGACCTGCGGATTCTCTGCGAGAATCGACGGCAGTTCCTTCAGGACGTGCGCGCGAAACTCCTCAATCGTGTTGATCGTTGCGGCCATACTGCTGTCCTCCCCCTCCAACTTCCCGTTGGCCTCGTCGTTCCCGCGGGTGCTCAGAGGAGCACGCGGCGACAGGCGTCGTCTGGGGCCGCGGTGGGCGGCCCGCTGTGTCGCGCGCTACGTGGCTGTTGACCTACCTGTGGTCGGCACCGCCGCGAGCCTGCTGAAATCCAGAAACGGCGGATCCACCGCTGCGCTGCCTGTCGGCGCCTGCTTGGGTGCGTCGGGTGCGTCGGGTGTGGCGCGTGCCTGCTCGGCCGCGATCCGATTGGCCGCGCGGAGATCGGCCGCGGCGCGCCGGACGCGGAGTGCCGCGTCGGCGACCGAGAGCACGGTCCGACCCTTGGTGCTTTTGGCCGCGGGTTTCGCTGCCGGCTTTGCTGCGGGCTTCGCGGCCGGTGTTGCCGCAGGCTTCGCTGCGGGCTTCGAGGTCGGCGCGGGCGTGCCGCCGACGGCGGTCGTGGTCGACGCCTGCACATCGCTGGCGGCGTCGACGGCGTTCTGCACGTCCGCGCTCGGGCCCACCAAGTTTTCGAGCTCGTCGAGCGAGGAGGCGCCCGCCTCGAGCACGGTCATCGTCGCGGTCGCGAGCGTGGCCATCGCATCGAACGCGTCGCCGATCGCGCCGATCGCGGCCGCGGCGGCCGCGCCATCGACTTGGCCTCGCGCGGCGCGCGCCGCGCACGCAGCACAATCGGGATGCGACACCGCGCGCGGCGCGGCAGCATCAGCCACTGGCGCGACAGCCGGAGCGACTGCGGGTGACACGACGACGGCCGGCGGATCGACCGGTGCAGTGGTCGCGGGTGTGGCCCCACGATCCGCGCCGCCGGCCCCGTCGTCATCCCGGAGATCGGTGGTCGCGCCCTCGCCCGTCGTGGCGTCGAACCCCAAGTCCTGTTGGTCATCCGGGTCCGCGCCCCGCATCTCGTCACACCGCTCGCAACAGTCGCCCTCGCAGGACGCGGAGTCGCAGTCGTCGCAGCACGAATCGTCGCAGTTGCCGCAGGTGGCCGCGGTGCGCTCGGCATCCGCCCGCGCGCGCTCCTGCGCGCAGCGGTCGCAACACGTCCCGGTGCACACGTCCCCGACGCACACCTCGCAGCACCGGAGCCCGCAGCGGCCGCACGCCGGCCCGCCGTCGAGCACCGCATGCGGGTACTCGGTCCCGCCGACCTGCGTGGCGTTGCCGGTCCCGGAGAGACCCGTCGCCCCCGTGTTCGTGGTGGCGTCGGAGGTGATCGCGGTGTCTTGCGCCGGGCCGCGCGTCGAATAGCGTGCGGCGATCGCCTGTGCGACCGCTTTGGCGTTCAGGACCGCGCGGTGGCGGACCTTGTGGAGTCGCGTGCGGCCCGCGCCGGTACGGAGCGCCTGCGCACCCGGGTCGGCGCCGAACATGACGGCGCTGATCTCCACCAGGTTGGCGAGCGTACACACCCACTCGGTGCCGACGCCGTAGGCCGCGACTTCGGCGGCGGACGGGTCCCGCATGCCGGTCGTGGAGGGATCCCACCGGACCGACACGTCGTTCAGCATCCCGTCTTCGTAGAGCGACCGGACTTCTTGGCCGTACTCGGTCCGCGCCCAGAGGACGTAGGCGACGAGCGCCTGACCGGAGGGGCCGACCATCTCGGGCGGGAGTCCCGCCTCGAGCCCGATACACACGGTGCGACCGAGCACCGCATCGGTGAGCGGCTTCCAGCCGTAGATGTCGTGCTGGTCGACGACGACCGGGCGGAGCTGGTAGTCGGCGAAGCGCCAGGCGGAGAGGAGGATCACGCCGCCGTCCGTGGCCAGTCGCTCGGTCGCCGCGACGAAGCGGTGATCGTACGCGGCGCCGTTGGGCGCGACGCGCGATCCGTCGCCTGGGGCGCGGATCAGTGTGGCGCGGGCTTCGCGAGCGACGTGAGCGACGGCCATCCCACTCCCGGAAACGACGAACGGGCCGCCGGTCCCATCTCTGGAACCTCGGCCCGCATTTGCGGTGGTCTCATTGTGCCCAGCAACGGCCCCGCAGGGCCGCACATCGATGCTACACCGTGTCTACCGCTAAAGGCAAGAGGCGGTGGGTCACTCGCTCAACAGGGGACGACCTGTCCGTCTCGGATATGCATGTGGAGGCCGCACTCCTGCCGAAGCGTTCCCTCTCGGTCTTTGTACCCATGGCACGCGATCGATGGCGTGAGCGTCGGCGCCTCGCGATTGCCGTCCCACACCCACCCGCGCGGTTCCTCCGGGCATGTGAGCGGGACGTGGCAGATGTCCCCGGGTCGCAGCTTGCACGGGAACTCGCAGATGCGGTCGTTGAGCGCGATCCGGCAGGGCGGCATTATTCCGCCTCCGCCTCTTTGCCGTCGCTCGTATCCGCCGGGTCGTCCGAGAGGTCGAGCGGGACCGCGACCGCGTCGCAGCGACACTCGCAGATTTCTTCGGGCCCGGCGCCGAGCGAGTCATCGCCGGGGAAGTTCATCTGATAGCCGCCGACCGTGAACACATCGCCGGC